CTACAGTTGTGCGAAGCGATTTTACAATTTTTGTTCTTGAACAACGTCAAACAACTGGAAACGGTGCCACTACACTCTCTTGTTTCTTGGGAGGCTCGAATTCAAATAATAATCAGACTTCCAACTTTTTTGTAGGATATTCTAACTTTTTCATTAATTATTCTAATTTTATAATTCCCTATTTTACTTCTGCAACACTTGGATTTTATAATAATGATTTAAATCATTACATACCTCCTACAACACGATTTGATCTAGAGCCTTATAGGATCTGGTCTATTCAGTATAGTTCTAATTTAAGAGTTCGTCGATTTTTTATTAATGGTTTATTAAATAGTGTTCAAAGCAATTTTACATCAGATATACAGGAGTGGAATTTTCCCAGTTTAGGTTTATTGAATAGTAACAACGGATCCTTGTTTTATTATACTGGAAATATGAGAGAAATGATCTTCTATAACAATTTCATGGGTGATTCTCAAAGAGAAGAAATGGAAGGCTATTTAGCTTGGAAGTGGGGACTCCAATCCAATCTGATGTCTAATACTCCTATCTCCACCATCAAAAATCTTGCGGGAACAGGTTGTGATTTAATCCCAACAGTAGGAAATTTATGTAATTATCCTTCTCTAATCTTTAATTCTACATTAGGACGACAGGTTTTACGATTCAATTCGAACACACCCATGTTTCAGTCAAATGCGTTTTTCTATCATAGTGACTACACCTTCTTTGTTCTCTCTAGGCAACTGGTAGGAGGTCAAGGGACTGGAGGTCCCAGTAATACAGGTGGAAACTGTAACGTCAGAAGTTTGATCTTTGGTCTCAATACTGGTATGTTTGGCTATGGAAACGGCTACAATGGATATGCGAAGAATATTTTCAATGCGGATGGCACAATAGAAAATTATGGAACACCTCCAGATTCAAATTGGGACTTGTTCCGATTCCGTCGTGAATCAAGCGGACAGGGATCCTTACATTATTTTGGTTCCAATATTAATAAAGGGTATTTACAATCAGGATTCGAAGGATTTGGTATTAATTACTCATATAGTTATTTTTGGTATTTATCAGGAAATAATTTACAGGCATCAGATGGTGAAATCGCTGAAATCATATTCTATAATCGTGCCTTGTCAAGTAATGAATGTAGTCGTGTTGAGAACTATATTACCAACAAATATAATTTGGCTCAACGCATGATTGAGATATCAACACCCACCCTCTTGAGTACAATCTCTACTTTGTCAAGCATATCGAATTTGAAGCTCTGGTTTGATCCAAGTCAAATGAATATTTTACAGCACGCCTATCGGTTCTCAACAGTTGGTTCTAATTTCAGTCCCTCAAGCATCTCGTCACTTGATGCTTGGTATGATGCTTCTCTCTCAACCAATTTCACATTTGCTTCAGGATCCAATATATCGCAGTGGAGGGATAGTACAGGAAGAGGACGAAACATTGTTCAATCAACGACGTCGAATCAACCATTTTACATGTCGACTGTGAATTCTATAAGCAGTGCTGTCTATTTTAACAATTCGAACTTCATGGCTATTTCATCGATTGCAAATATAACATCAAATGACTATACAATTTTTGTTGTTGAACAGAGACAGAGCAATAGTGCGACGAACTATTTTATGGGAACAAGTTCATCAAATACAACGACCTTTGGAAACTTATTTATGGGGTATAATGCAACGAATAGTGTCTACACTGATATTACTGGTAATGGTCTAAGCGCGACGATTGATCCATTTTCAAATACACCTTTTTTTGAACCTAATCGTATCTGGTCAGTACACTACTCATCCAATCTAGCCCTACGCAGCTTATACATTAATGGACATTTACTGAATTCAAACTTCATGTTTCAAGATTTACTGTCATGGAGAAACGCATCTATTGGTTCATTCAATAATGGAACCGCCTATTTCTACACAGGCTACATTAAAGAAATCCTCTTCTTTTCGAACGCACTGGACACAGGTACACGTCAACTGGTCGAGGGCTACCTTGCGACAAAGTGGAATCTACAGTCGAATTTGATGTCCAATACGCCTATTTCAACTCTGAAGAATCTGACAGGTCTCTGTGCAGACATGATCAACACAACCGGTCAACTGTATACTATGCCTATACTTGTTAGATCTGAAGCTCTTGGCGGTAGAAATGTGATGCGCTTTGATGCTTTAAGAAATCAGCCCTTGTTCCTTGGATTCTTGAATTCCAACACTTCCAATTTAAGAACAGTATTTCCTACAAATTCTCTCATCTATCCAAATGAATACAGTTTGTTCTATATTGCTCGACACATAAATAGTAATACAACAAATAGTCGTCTTATCTTACAAGGACAGACACAAACAGCCTACTATGGATACAATACCGCGCAAAGGAAAAATATTTTTTTTAATGACGGATGGATTGAAATAAATGGTAACGCAGCAAACTCAAACTGGGATTTGTTCTCCTTTACACGTAGCAATGACGGTATAGCAGCAAATTTCTATTTTGGTTCCAACATAAATAGAGGCTACGCGACAAGTGGTTTTGAAGGTATGGCAATTAACACACCTGATACAACAAACGTATCAGACTGTGAAGTGGGTGAAATGTTAGTCTATGACAGATGTCTTGGAACAGAAGAACGCAATAAGGTGGAGACCTATCTCGCGAACAAATACAACATGACGAGCAATTTATTACAGATTAACTCTAATGTTCCTCAGGCTCTTCTCACAAATGTAATTTCATCTCTATCAACGATCCCTGACATAAAGTTCTGGTATGATGCTACTCAAATTCCTATTTTGAGACACCCTTACAATTTCTCATCGCCCAGAGTGAATCCATCCACATTCCCTGGTCTTGATTGCTGGTTTGATGCGTCAGGTGTCTCTAATTTCAGCACATTCAATTCATCTATACGAATTTGGTATGACAAGGGCTCCAATTCTCGGCACTTAATACAAACAGTTAATTCCAATTTACCTATATTGGTTTCATCACAAAATACAGTGCTGCTCGATGGTTCGCGATTTATGTATTTTAGTACAGCACCTACAGTTGTACGAAGCGATTTTACAATTTTTGTTCTTGAACAACGTCAAACAAATGGAAACGGTGCCACTACACTCTCTTGTTTCTTGGGAGGCTCGAATTCAAATGCTCCTGCTGGTAATAATCAGAATTCAAACTTTTTTGTAGGATATTCCAACTTTAATATTAATTATAGTAACATTATAATTCCCTATTTGACTTCGGCTACACTTGGATTTTATAATAATGATTTAAATCAGTTTATACCTCCTACAACACGATTTGATCTAGAGCCTTATAGGATCTGGTCTATTCAATATAGTTCTAATTTAAGAGTTCGTCGATTTTTTATTAATGGTTTATTAAATAGTGTTCAAAGCAATTTTGCAACAAATGTAGAACAATGGAGTTTTCCAAGTTTAGGTTTATTAAATAGTAACAATGGATCCTTGTTTTATTATACTGGAAATATGAGAGAAATGATCTTTTATAATAATTTCATGGGTGATTCTCAAAGAGAAGAAATGGAAGGCTATTTAGCTTGGAAGTGGGGACTCCAATCCAATCTGATGTCTAATACTCCTATCTCCACTATCAGAAATCTCGCTGGGACAGGTTGTGATTTAATTCCAACAGCAGGAAATTTATGTAATTATCCTTCTCTAATATTTAATCCTACACTAGGACGACAGGTTCTACGATTTAATTCGAACACACCCATGTTTCAGTCAAATGCGTTTTTCTATCACAGTGACTACACCTTCTTTGTCCTTGCGAGACAGCTTGCTGGTCCAGGAGCTACAGTAGGTCCTAGTAATACAGGTGGAAACTGTAACGTCAGAAGTTTGATCTTTGGTCTCAATACTGGTATGTTTGGCTATGGAAACGGCTACAATGGATATGCGAAGAATATTTTCAATGCGGATGGCACAGTAGAAAATTATGGAACACCTCCAGATTCAAACTGGGACTTGTTCCGATTCCGCCGCGAGTCAAGCGGTCAAGGATCCTTACATTATTTTGGTTCCAACATCAATAAAGGTTATTTACAATCAGGATTCGAAGGATTTGGTATTAATTACTCATTTAGTTATTTTTGGTATTTATCAGGAAGTGTTTTGCAGGCATCAGACGGTGAAGTG